GGCGATCTTGGTTTCTGCGAGATATTTGACTTTAAGTGCGCTGCGCTGAGAACTTGTGCGGCGTGGGTAACTGGTGGGCCTATCACAGACGAGGCAGACGATGAAGAAAGCGATATGGGAGAAGGCGAGACCGAAGAAGCTGGGGAAGAGTGAACCTCTTTCCAAGTCTGAGAAGAAGTCCGCTAAGGCTATGGCCGCATCTGCTGGCAGACCTTACCCGAATCTTGTGGATAACATGAGAGCAGCGAGGAAGAAATGAAAAAGACCAAGGCTGAGAAGAAGATCAGTAAGGTTTACAACGAGTTCAAGGCTGGCAAGCTACATTCAGGCAAAGGTGGCCCGATTGTAAAAAGCCCTTCCCAGGCTCGTGCGATTGCGCTTTCTGAAGCCGGTGTAAAGAGAAAGAAATGACTGCCGCCTGGACTAGGAAAGAGGGTAAGAACGCTAAGGGTGGCCTGAACGAGAGGGGTCGGAAGTCTTACGAGGCTGCAAACCCTGGGTCTAACCTGAAGGCTCCCGTGAAAAGCGGCGATAACCCGCGCAGAGCGTCTTTCCTAGCGAGAATGGGTAACATGCCTGGGCCGGAACGTAAGCCAGATGGTAGCCCTACTAGACTCTTACTAAGCCTAAAGGCATGGGGTGCGAGTAGTAAGGAAGATGCAAGGTCAAAAGCAAAGGCTATTTCGGCGAGGAACAAGAAGTGAAGCGCAGAAAGGGTCTGCTGGACGAAGAGAAGTTCCTGCCTCCGCTGCCAGAGCAGTTGCCGCGCGGGGTTAGTTCGCTTCCAGGGTACGGGCAGACGAGTCCTGTAGCGCAGGGATTGCTAGGGTTTACAGGTAGAAACCCAACGTACTCGGTGATGGATCCACAGGCTCAAGAAATGTCTGATGCTTACAGACTAGGCGAGCAGGCAAGTGTTGCTAGTCAACTGTACGGGTCGGTATTACCCTTTGCTGCTGCTTCTACGATGGCAAGCGCACAGCGAGCAGGAAGTTTGTTGAGTCCGCTTACTGTGTTTCATGGTTCGCCGCATAGGTTTAGTAAGTTTGAGTCAAAAAAAATAGGAACTGGGGAAGGCGCACAAGCGTACGGGCATGGCCTTTATTTTGCCGAGAACCCTGCGGTAGCTAAACAATATCAAGAGAGTTTGTCTGATTTCGATATGTTGGTTGATGGTAAGCCTTTCAATCCTACAAATCCTGCTCATCGTGCGGCACTTGAAGTAAAACAAAGAGGCGGTGATGTAGCAATTAAAGACATAGTAGCTAGTTACAACCAGCAAATAAAAGACCTCAAATCAAGAAATGTTCAGTGGGCTGATGAGCTAGCAAAATCTAAACAAGAAGAACTGCCGTTCATAAAGTCAGGAAAACTACCTGTTTATTCAGAGTCAACTAAAGGCTCCCTTTACACAGTAGACCTACCAGACGAACAAATAGCAAAGATGCTGGATTGGGATAAGCCGCTGAGTCAGCAGTCAAGTGAAGTAAGAAATATATTAAAAAGGCGAATTACATCGGTCGAACCAACAGATAAGTTTGACATGGGTGGCAATTCTTTATTGCGTGACAACAGATTAGGTCAATACGATAAAAACAGTACAAGCCCTTGGATACTTGAAACCCAATCTGCTAATGGGACGAGTAGGTTTGGTTTAAGTCAAAAAGACGTCGATAGGATGTTTGGTGGTAAAGATGTTAACGAACTTACTGGAGAACAAATATTGTCAAGGCTTGCTCAAGAAAAAGGTGGTCAAGCTGCTGCTAGTCAATATTTAAGGGAAGTTGGAATACCAGGAGTTCGTTATTTAGACCAAGGCTCAAGAGGCAAAGGTGGCACAAGTAACTTTGTCGTATTTCCAGGCGAAGAAAGTAAACTAAGGATCATGGAAGTAAACGGAAAACCTGTCGTCATAGACGAAGAAGAGCTAAGGCGATCAGGGTTGCTAGGTGTTTCTGCGCTAGATATTAAAGAAAAAGTTTTTTCTCAAATAGGCTCTAAATCTCTCCAAGAACCTGTTTCTATAAATCCAAAATATTTGACTTTTAGAGAAACGGATCAAGGAAGGCTTGAACAAGTACGGGAGTTGTTTCCTAAAGGCGAGCCAATGAATCCTATAGTTACCATCAAAGAAGCTGATGGTTCATACAGTATTCTTGATGGTCATAATAGGGCCGTTGTAGCTATGGAACGGGAACAAAAAATACCTATGGTTTCGGTTACAAGAAAGGAATATGAGGATCTAAACCAAAGCGGTTTTGATGACATGGAAATATCTTTTGCCGCTTTAACGAGAGCTAACCAAGATGATGCTGCGTCTGATTTGAATAGGCAGTTTTCAGGGTCTGATGTTGGGGGCCGTGGTATGAAGGCTTATGCAAAACTTCCTGAGTATGGTGCGGCAGTAGGAGCAGGATTACTAAGTCCTGCTGTCTTAGAGTACCTTCGTCGCAGAGATGAAGAGGGTATGTAAAGCGTTGCTAATAAACAACATATGAACAACAAACTATTGGAAGATGGTGAAAGAAAGCTACCTCCTGCTGCTGGAATGGGCAGGGCTAAGGGTGTGCCTAACAAGAGCACTGCTGCGGTGAGAGAAGCCATTGCAAAAATGGCAGAACTAAACGCACCAAGGTTCTCTAATTGGCTAGACCAAGTAGCCGCAAAAAGCCCAGAAAAAGCTTGCGATATTTACTTGAGGGCTATTGAGTACCACATACCTAAGTTGGCAAGGACAGAGGTAACGGGAACTGACGGGAAACCAGTTGCTTTACAAGTGACATGGGCGCAACCAGAATAATCATCCCGTATGCACCGCGAGCGCAACAGCTTCAGATCCACCATGCGCTTGCAGATAAACGATTCGGCGTTGTTGTTGCTCATCGTAGATGCGGAAAGTCGGTCAGTGCCGTTAACCACATCATCAAGTCCGCGATAGAGAATCAACGCGAGGCTCCCAGGTATGCGTTCATCGGGCCTACTTATTCTCAGACCAAGCGAGTCATTTGGGATTACCTCCTCAAGTTTACCGAGCCACTTAACGCCACTGCCAATATTGCGGAGCTACGGGTTGATTTCTGGGGCAGACGCATCCAGCTTGCAGGGTCTGATAACCCAGACTCTCTTAGAGGACAGTATTTCGACGGGGTTGTATTCGACGAGTTCGGGGATCAAAACCCTAAAATTTGGTCGGAAGTGGTTCGTCCGGCCTTGTCAGACAGGATGGGATGGGCGTTATTCCTTGGAACCCCAAAGGGAAACAACCACTTCAAAAGTCTGAGAGACCATGCGTCAGAGCATAACGATTGGGCCTTGCTTGAGTTCCGAGCATCCGAAACAGGTCTTATCCCTCAGGCTGAACTCGACGCAGCCAAGTCTGAAATGGGAGACGACAAGTACCTGCAAGAGTTTGAGTGTTCCTTCGACTCAGCCATCGAGGGAAGTTACTACGGGCAGCTTCTCAATGAGCTACCGTCTGAGCGGTTCCACGACATCCCTGTAGATGGTTTAGCTAAGACTTATTGCGCCTGGGATCTAGGTATAGGTGACTCCACTGCGATCTGGGTTTGCCAGAGAGTGGGCCTAGAGACACGACTTATTGACTTTGTGGAGAACCACGGTCAGGGGCTTGACTGGTATGTGAACTGGCTGAGAACGAACCATTACGAATTAGCCGAGCAGTTGCTTCCTCACGATGTACAAGTCAGGGAGTTAGGCACTGGACGCTCAAGGATGGAACTCCTACAAGAAGCAGGGTTAAACATCACGATTGTGCCGAGAATGAGTGTTGACGATGGGATACAAGCCGTGAGAAGGCTAATTCCTTATTGTTGGTTTGACTCCAAGACAAAGCGTGGAGTGGACGCGCTACGCAATTATCGGAGACAATACGACGATAAGCGTCAGGTCTATTGGGACAAACCTCTCCACGATTGGGCATCTCATGCGAGCGACGCATTTCGGTATCTTGCGGTTGGCATGTCCGAGACAACATCTTGGTCTAAACCTCTGAAACCTAACGTAAGCTGGGTGGTGTAATGGACGACGGTAGACTTAAAGCAATACTTCAAGGCGAAATCGACAACGCGATAGGCTTTCTTGAGACCGAGACGGTCGAGCAGCGTAAGAACGCGCTAACTGCCTATATGCGTGACCCCTATGGGAACGAGGTCGAGGGTCGCTCTCAGATCGTAACCGGTGAGGTTGCGGAAGCGGTAGACGGGATGCTCCCGCCTCTCATGCGTTTGTTTACTTCTGCCGATCAGATTGGTGTATTCGAGCCTGTAGGCCCAGGCGATGAGCCTTTAGCAAAACAAGCAAGCGAGTACACGAACTGGGTGCTTATGAAGCAGAACCCAGGCATCTCGATCATGCACGACTGGTTTAAGGACGCGATCCTTCAAAAGGTCGGGATCATCAAAGCCTACTGGGATGATTCGATTTCGGTCACAAAGGAGCAGTACGCAAACCTGACAGACGACGAACTCGCCATGATTATGTCTGACGGGACGATGGAGATCGCTGCCCAAGAGACGATTGAGCAAGAGATTGACGGTCAAATGATGCGCGTCCATAACGTCGCGTTGATGAAGCAAACCAAGTCAGGAAAGATCAAGATCGAGAATGTGCCTCCCGAAGAGTTCTTGATCTCAAAGGCAGGAAAGACTGTCAGGGACACGCCTTTCGTTGCACATAGAAAGCTCATCACAAGGTCTGATCTGGTTGCAATGGGGTTTGATCCTGAGATCGTGATGAACCTTCCGGTTTACAACGACCTTGAGTTTTCTGCCGAGTACATTGCTCGATACAACCGAGACGAGCAACCTTACATGGAGCCAAGCCTCGACAAGTCCATGCAGACGGTTGAAGTGTTTGAGTGCTACTTAAAGACAGACTACGACGGAGATGGGATCGCAGAACTTAGACGGGTTCATTTTTCTGGGAATGAAATCCTAAGTAACGAAGAAACTGACTATGTGCCGTTTTACACCCTCTGTCCTATTCCGATACCTCATCGCTTTTTTGGGGATTGTCCTGCTGATCGTACAGTTGATCTCCAGCTTATCAAGACTACTTTAACGAGGCAGATGCTTGATAACCTGTACTTACAGAACAATACTCGGATGGGTGCTGTAGAGGGTCAGGTTAATCTCGATGACCTCATGTCGGTGACCCCTGGAGGTGTAGTTAGGATGAAGAATCCCGCTGCACTTGTACCGATTACAGTTAATCCTGTTGCTCAACAGGTATTCCCTTTCATGGAGTACCTAGATCAGATCCAGGCCAAGCGTACGGGCGTTACCGAGGCTTCCCAAGGGTTAGACCCCAACATCCTACAAAACGTGACTGCTGCGGCGATAGCGGCTCTTACGCAAGCCTCACAAGGCAAGATAGAACTCATTGCTAGGATATTTGCAGAAACAGGCGTAAAAGATCTTTTCAAAGGACTTTTACATCTTTTATGCAGATACCAGGACAAAGCAGTTTTGATTCGGATGCGTGGGCAGTACATCCAGTACGACCCAAGAGAGTGGTCGAACCAATACGATGTATCAGTGAATGTCGGACTTGGTACGGGGAGCATGGAACAAAGGATGGCCATGCTCAGTATGGTTCTTGCGAAACAAGAGCAACTCATGCAGACGCTAGGCCCGAACAATCCTTTGGTGTCTGTCTCGCAATATCGTGCGACGCTCGGAAAGCTCGTTGAGGCTGCTGGCTTTGTA